ATGTCACACCAGCGCCGGCGAGACGTTCTGCCAGGTGATCTGGAACGCCATGGGTTGAAGAAGCGCCTTGGCGTCCGGCGCCGGCGGAACCTGCGTCAGCACGCCGCGGGTCAGCGTGTACTTCCGGTCGATCGACGGGATGTTGAGGGTGCCATTTGCATAGAACACTTCCCGGGCCGCTTCGCTGGCTGCGATCCAGATCTCGAAAATGCGCATGGACGGGGAGTCGGGCTGGATCGTGATGATCTGGACGCGGGGAACCGGCACATAACTGGCCGACATGCGGCCATCCACGCCCATGGTCACCTGCGCGGGCTTGGCAGCATCGAAGGTAAAAGCGCTTTCGGAAGCGTAGCCCTCGATCTTCTGCGGCACCGGGAAAACGCCGCCCACCGCAAGCATCAGAACGGAATTGGCACTGGTCAAAGTCGCCATGTTGAATCCTTAGAGAATGGCCAGCGAGGCCAGGGTGATCTGCTGGACGGAACCGCCGTCCAGGTACCAGAACGTCATGGGCGGCGTGCCGCGGGCTTCGCGCACCTGCGGCGTCGCGTCCTTGATCTGCAGATACCAGCCACGGGTCTGGAGCGTGTCGGAGATGTCCACCCCGGCCTGGCTGTTGACCTGGGCCTTCTGTTGGCTCGACAGCGTCACGCCGGCGCGGATGGCGCCGAAGTTGACGGCGGCATTGATCGGGTCCAGGCAGGCGGCGTCGATCAGCGTGTAGCCGTCGATGTTGTAGGGAATGGCGTTCACCTGGGTCAGCAGCGTCATCAGCGCCTGTTGGAACGCCGCGTTCAGCCAGATCTGGTTGACGTAGGTGTCGACCCACTTCCAGTTGCCGCTGATCTGGCCCGGGTAGAGAAACCGGAAGCGATCGTTGCTGGTGGCGTAGTCGCCATAGAAGTTGTAGCCGTTGTCGATCAAGGTCTGGGCGGTGGTGGCGTCGGTCACGGAGAACGCCAGACCGGATTGGCCCTTGAACGCCAGGGTGGCGCGACCGTTGGTGCGCTCGAAGTCTAGCGACGCGACGGCGCCCAGGACAAAGGCGGCGTGCTGAGCGTCCTGGTAGACCGGCACGGAGCCCGAGTACTCGTTGGCGCTCACAATGGCGGCCCAGTTGGACGTGTTGCCCTGCTGCGTGGCGGTGACGTCGGTGTCCCAGCCGACGTAGGCGTAGCGATCGCCCTGGGCATTGGTCCAGGCCGAAAACGCCACCTTGCCGGCCGTATCGGGTTCGAACGTCGTCATGAACGCCGCCCAGTTCTGGGTCAGGTCGGTGATCCGGCCCATGTTCGCTGCCGGAACTCCAACCGCCGCACCCTGCGACAGGACCGCAGCCGTGGCCTGCGTCAGCTTCAAGCCCGACGCGATGGTGCCGCTGCCGTAGGACACCGTGCTGGCGGCGCCGTCGGTAGCCGAGGCGATCACAAAGGCAGCGCGCTGCGCGTCATAGGTGCAACTTGCGCCCAGAGTGGTGAACGCCGCTTCGATGGTTGCAGCAGCATTCGAAAAACTCGTCGCCGTCGACAGGTCGATGCTGGCGGAGGTCTTGGCCACGCCATCAATGGTCACCGTCAGGATGCCGGACAGCGCCTGCAGCTGGGTCAGCGTCACCGTGGCCATGGAGCCGCCACGCAGATAGGCCGAAGCCGCTGCCGTCGGATATTGAGCGAACAGCAGATTGCCCGGCTTGCGGGTCGAGTTGTCGAACCCGTTGAAGTAGACGTCGGCCAGGGCGGCCTCGGTCGAGGTCGGACCGAAGAAGCGCTGGACATCGCGCGCGGTTGCGAAACTCTGGACAGCGCCGATGGGGACGGCGGTATCGTTGGTCAGGATCAGGCCGTTCAAGTCGAGCGCCGATCCGCCGGCTGCGATTACGCCAGGAACTACCTGGACGATTTCACTGGCGGGAATGGACATAGCGTTAAGCTCCCGTAGGGTAGGTGGTGTCGACCTCGATGAGGCCCACATGGAGTTGGTCCGCAAACTGCTGCGGCACGGTGATGGATGGGTTGAACTGCAGGACGGCGTCAAATGACCACCGCTCGAAGGTCGGGCTTGCTCCGCTCTCAAAAGGCAATTGCTTGAGCTCGCCCGCGTATAGCGGCTGGGCTCGTCCCAGGCTCCCCAGGAACTCGCACCCGTACTGGCTGCGCCAGGCGATCGATAGGGTGAGCGCCAGATCCTGGGCCCGTGTCCCGTAGCCTTCCACCCGGGCAGACCATTGCGTGGCCTGGGTCATGCTGCGCGTCCCCGCCGCGGGCGACGGATCGGCGTAGGCCATGACCGGGGCAGAGAGTCCAAGCGCGGCCAGCGGCGTAATGACAATGCACTCGCGCGGCGGGGCAGGAACCCAATTGGGCAGGCCGCGGATAACGTCGCAATCGACCAGTGTCTTGAAGAATGCGACGAGGTCCTCTACCAGCCGGTTTTCAGTGATGCTGATCTGAACGCTCATGGAGTTGGAGTCCTGCCGAAGAGGTAAGCGCCGAAACAACGCGCCAAAAATGCAAAAGCCCCGGCACGTGGCCGGGGCTGCATTTGCTAGGGGCGCAATGCCCCGGGCCCATTGTGACCGATTGCGTGACCCAAGAAACCGGGTCTTGTGACGGAACCGTCACACGCCGTGCCGAATGGAATCGGGGCCCTGCCGAAAGTGCCAGGACAACAGGCCGAAAAGCAAAAAAGCCTCGGCACATTGCCGAGGCTTCATTTCCTGGGGACGCAATGCCCCGGCCCCATTGTGACCGATTGCGTGACCTACGGGGCGGGGGCTTGTGACGGAACCGTCACACGCCATGCATAGGTCCGCCCGTGGCCGCCCTCTGCAGGTTCTTGAATCAGTATGCTTCCCGTATCTTGCAGCGCATCCATGGCCCGCTGAATCCCTCTTTGCATGCGCGTCTTTTCCGGCAGGGACAAGGGCCGGCCATGCGACACGTGCCGGACCAGCTCCATCAAACGAAATGAGCGCCCGGGATAGCAGGCCATCAGATCCATCACTTCATGCGCGTACTTCACGCCAACCTCCTTTCGACCAGGCTGCGAAACAGGCCCAGGTACAGCTTGTATTCGGTTTCGGTCAGGGCTACGCCTGTCGTATCGGCGATCCAGTCCAGGGCTTTCGCGCGGCGCGCCCTGCCATCCAACTGGCCGAACATCACGTTCTTCTGCGGGTACTCGGCGATGATGATCATCCGCTCGTGCCAGGGCAGCGCGGCATGCATCGCCTCGACCTCCATGGCGTGGTGGTGGTTGATGGGCCGGTAGTCCTCCTCTTCGGAGAGGTACGCCTCCATGTTTCCCACCGTAGCGCCTGACCAGGTCCAGCGGACCCAGTTCCAGATCAGATCGTCACCCGTCAATTTACTCATCAGCCACCTCGCATTGTTTACCTGTCTTGCCGCTGGCACCGTTCTTCAGACGGTCCGCTGTTTCCTGGCTTTCGCCCTTGGCACGCCTGAGCATGTCGGCGATGCCCTTGCTCGGATGATCGCCACGCGCGATGCGTGCTTCCCACTTTTCGATCCAGCTCCGATGCGGGCGCCCGCGGTCCCTCAATATCTTCTGCGCGCCCATTTTCTTGAGCGCCGCCTCGGCCTCGGCGCGCGTCGCCATGGTCTGGCCGGGCGCCGGTAGCGCCGGGCGCGGTAGCGGAACATCCGCCCACATTCCCTTCGCCAGTTCCTCGTTCAGGGTCTTCTCCCACCGCGCCTTGATCGCCCCATAGGTGCAGCCCAGCAGATCCACCGTGCTGACGCCCACCGCGGCCCAGTACACCGCCGGATGCGACCAGGCCCCTAGCTCGCCCCGCCTGCGGGCGGACATGCCGCGCACCGCCTCGTGGTACGCCACTTCCGGGACCATCCACGGGCAACATGATTTGATGAACTGCGGCAGCGTCGGCGGCCATTCCTGGGTGAGGCAGGCGACCAGGCCGCGGCGCACCTGGACTTCATCCAGGCCTGCCAGCTTCTGATTCCATGAGTCCTTCAACTCACGCGCCGTCAGGCCCTGCCATTGCTGCGCAAACTTGGCGCCGTACATCAGCAGCATTTCATTCACCACCAGCGCCCCCAGGGCGGTGGGAGCGATGTCAGCGGGTGGCATCGATCGTCCCCATGAATCGTTCGCGCGGCCGGCCTTCGTCCGCCAGTGCCTCGCGCAGTTCGTCGGTCCAGTCGGCCAGGCGTTGCGCCCTGCCTGTCGCGGGGCTGCCCCGGGTCTGGGTACGCGGCGGAAAGAGGCCCTGGTACCCGCCGGCGATGCTGTTTGCGATTACGGCGCCCGGCTGATGTCCTTCGGCCAGATAGGCGGCAAGCTGTTGCAGCTGACGCCTGGCGCCCTGCTCCGTCACCGGCTTCTTGCGGGCCTTGCGGTCGGCGATCCAGCCGACCCAGTCCTCGCGGTCGAGCCAATCCGGAAGGGCGATCACGGCGGCGTCGAATCCGCTGTCTCGCTTGCGCGGGGCGCAGAGGTGATCTTCTGGTTCCTGGTTCTTGGTTCCTGGTTCTTGGTTAGCTTCCGATCCGGCTTTTTCCGGGTCATGGCCAGGTTCCTTGTTGGAACCCAGGGGAAACCCGCCGGGTTGTTCCGGATTGCGGTCGCCCTGCCTCGGCCGGCCTCCCCGCCTGCCGTTGGCTTTGGCGGTCTCGGCCTTGACGTGATACGCGGCAATCTCCACGTCCGCGCGCTTGTTGTGCCAATGGCCGTCCCGCAAGACGAAGAACTCGGACAGGACCTGCGCGGCGGCTTCCTTTTCTTCCTCGGTCCGCGC